AAAAAGAAACTGCGCAATTTTTATCACAGGCGAAAACCAACAATCAGGAAAAACAGAAATGAAAATTAGTGAATTACAGAAAATCAGGACAGAGCAAAACGCCAAAACAATAGACAAAGCGATAGCCTACATTCAGCAACTGGAGGCTGAGCGGGATGAAGAGATGACAGAGCGCATGAGGTTAGAGGAGCACTTGCGGCTTGCGAGGCTATTTCTCGACAACATGAAAACTGAGATTCGCAACGAAATTATTAAAGGAGACCATTCAGACGACGATTGGCGAGAAATCGGAAGGGAAATAGATGCTTTGCGAAAAAAATTGGCTTACGGAAAAAGCGAAGACGCAAATTAATGTGTTATATTTCAATTGTCAGTTTGGCGGCTGGCGATTGAAACAACCAGAGAAGAACCCGCAATTTTGCGGTGTCTTGCACCGTTTAAGCAGGAACTTTGGTTGTTTCATATCGCTTAAGCCGTCTCACGCCAGAGGCCAAGACACCACAGCGTTGTGGGTTTTTCCATTTCGGCAACAACCAGTGCGGCACGTCGGTGGCTGAGTTGTTTGATAGTCCGGTACACGAGCAAACCAAATCGGACAGCGTGGGCGAATCTTAGAGCGCGGTGGTGAAAATAGTCTGAGTAGTGCGAAAGCGAGAACTGGCTCCGCTGAGGCATAAGCGAATCTTTGGCAAACACCACGGATAGAGCTGTGCTTTGCTCAAACATCACCACTGAGGCATATACATACTCAATGCTCAATCTATCGAATCAATCCAGCCCAAGGATTAGAAGCCCGATACTTCCACCTAATGCCTGATTTAATTTTTTCAATGAGACTCTCTGAAACGTTAAACCTAACGGCCAATTCTTTATTTTTTTCGTCAGACAACAAAATGTAGTCAACATCGGATTGAGTGAGATTCGAGTTTTTACGCAAAGTCAGCGAAATAACAACTTTGTGAAGTTCTGTTTTTTTGTATTTTCCCAATAGACCGCTAAAACGCCCAAGTTCTGAAACGGTACACATCCCAAGATGGGCAGACCTGACGCATTTAATATTTCCGCATGTTCGGTAAATGCGCATTCCAGCAGGTATTGCCCCGCTCTTTCGCTTCCAAAGCAGCCTACAAACTGAAGTCATTTTACCGTTGTGATAAATTGCAGGACCGGAGCCATTAGAGCCCATTGTGCCAGTCCACAGCAGGCAGTCACCCTCTTCAATAGTTCGAGACGCTATTTTGTCAAATACGGTCATAGCAAAATTTTAACGATATAAAACAAACATTTACACGATAAAAACCCTATTAAATAAATTTGTGAACGTGCTACAATTGAGTTATGGAGCCAAAAGCATTAAAATTAACGGATAAAAAAGAAAAGTTTGCACAATGCATTGCGGACGGTATGACCCAGGCCGATGCATACCGAACAGCTTACAATCCAAGACCAGATACAAAGCCGGCAAGTATTTGGGACAGCGCGAGCAAAGTAATGGCACGTCCAGAGGTCGCCCAGAGGGTAGCCGAACTAAGACAGAAGCTAGAATCAAAGGCGCTTTGGACGCGCGAGGAAAGCGTACAAGCGTTGAAAGAGGCCTACGCAGTAGCACAGGAGCGGCAGCAATCCACAGGCATGACGGCGGCGGTTAAAGAGCTTAACGCAATGCACGGTTACAACGCAGCCGTTAAGCACGAGATCACGGGAACAATCGCCCAGTTCAACATTAACACCAAGAAATTGACGGACGAGGCGCTTAAACAAATACTAGATGCGACGAATCCCGACTGAAATCACGTTAACCGCAGACCAGTTAATCGAGGTTGAGCGGGAGTATTGCAGCAGGAGCCTAAGGAATTTTGCGCATCGAGCTTGGCATTTTCTAGAGCCAGCCACGCCGATGATGTGGGGGTGGGCGGTCGATGCGATATGTGAACACTTGGAAGCCGTCACCAGTGGCGAGATTAAGCGGCTATTGATGAATGTTCCACCGGGTAGCATGAAGAGCCTATTAACGGGGGTTATTTGGCCGGCATGGGAATGGGGGGCAAAAGACCGACAGGAGCTGCGCTACTTATCCACAGCCCACAAGCAAGATTTGGCGGTTCGAGACAGCACAAAAAGCCGACGGTTAATTCAGTCGGCTTGGTATCAAAAGCTATGGCCAATTCAGTTGACTGGAGACCAGAACGCTAAAACCAAGTTTGAGAATAGCCGGACAGGATTCAGAGAGTCAATGGCGTTTGGTTCAATGACCGGCGCCCGTGGCGATCGGGTTATTTTGGATGACCCGCACAGCGTGGACGATGCGAACAGCCGTCAGAAGCTGAAGACCGACATCACCACATTCAGAGAAGCACTACCGAGCCGAGTTAACAACGAGCAAAGCGCGATCATCATCATCATGCAGCGCCTAGCAGTGGGGGACGTTTCAGACGTTGCGCTTGAATTGGGTTATGAGCATTTGCAAATTCCGATGAGGTACGAGAAGGGCAGGAGTAAATGGGTAGTTGGTACAGGTGACCCGCGAAAGACAGAGGGCGAGCTAATGTTTCCCGAGCGGTTCAGTGAAAGACAGGTGCAGGAGCTGGAGAAGTCGTTAACCATAGCAGCAGCCGGACAGCTTCAGCAGCGGCCAGCCATGCGTGGGGGAAACGTGATCAAGACCACGTGGTTCAAGCAGCACAAGGAACTACCACGACTCGAAGCCCGCCAGATATTCGCCGACACCGCACAGAAAACCGCCGAGCGCAATGATTACAGCGTCTTTGAGTGCTGGGGGCATGGGGAAGATGGCAATTTGTACTTGATCGATTTAATCCGAGGAAAGTGGGAAGCACCGGAGCTGGAGCGCAGGGCGTTGGCATTTTGGCAAAAGCACAAGGCAGCCGATAGCGTACTACTGGGGGCACTTCAGAAGATGCGGGTCGAGGATAAAGCAAGCGGCACAGGACTGATCCAAGGGCTAAAGACCAAGCACGCCATCCCAATCACAGGCATCGAGCGCACGCGGGACAAGTACACCCGCTTATTAGATGTTTTGGGCTACATCGAGGCCGGCCTAGTATCATTACCAGAAGGGGCGCCGTTTCTAAGTGATTTTCTCGCCGAATGCGAATCATTCACGAGCGACGACACACACCCGCATGATGACCAGATTGACCCGATGATTGATGCGATAAATGAAATGCTGGGGCAGCAGAATAAATTGAGCGTTTGGGAGCGCATGATATGACCGAGAAAACAGCTACATACGACGGATTCATAAACCTGACGGGGCGAATGGGACTCGGAGCCCAGAACGTGGCCAGCGATTCAACTTATACATTTAACCTATTAACCCGCAACCGGATGAAGCTAGAGGCCATGTATCGGGGTAGCTGGATAGTCGGAGCAGCCGTTGACGCCGTGGCCGAGGATATGACAAGGGCGGGCATACAGATCAAGAGCAGCGACGAGCCGCAGGAGTTGGAGCAGCTGCAATCCAAGCTAACCAAGCTGGGTATTTGGGGTGGGCTACTCGACTTGATCAAGTGGTCGAGGCTTTACGGTGGTGCAGTTGCCTTGATGGTGATCGACGGGCAGGACACATCAACCCCACTGGATTTGGAGACGGTAGGATTAAACCAATTCAAAGGCTTGAAGGTTTATGACCGTTGGCAGCTTCAGCCAGATTTAACGCAATTGGTACAAGGTGGAATTGATGACGGCATGCCAGCGTTTTACAACGTTGTTAGCGACATCACCACGGGAGCGGCGCCACGCTTCAGAATCCACCACACCCGCATCATTCGAATGATCGGGATTCAGTTACCAGCGTACCAAGCAATTACTGAGGAGCTTTGGGGGGAATCAGTCATCGAGCGCTTGCAAGATCGGCTAATAGCGTTTGACAGCGCAACCAGTGGGGCAATGAACCTATTACAAAAGGCACATTTGCGAACGGTGCGGATTGATAAACTGCGTGAGGTGTTGGCAGCGGGCGGGAAGGCGGAAGAGAATCTACTCAGCATGTTCCACCACATGCGCTATCTTCAAACGAACGAGGGAATCACGCTACTCGACAAAGAGGACGAATTCCAAACGCACAGCTACGCATTTAGCGGACTGAGCGACATGATTTTGCAGTTTGGCCAGCAGATCAGCGGGGCGTTGGGCATCCCGCTTGTTCGACTATTTGGGCAATCGCCGGCAGGATTAAACAGCACTGGCGAGAGCGACATTCGAAACTATTACGACAACATCATTGCCCAGCAAGAGAGCCGACTGCGCGAGGGTTTAACCCGTGTGCTACTAGTCTTATATAAGAGTGTTCTTGGTAGACCAGCGCCGAGTAATTTTGATTTTGAATTTAACCCGTTGTGGCAAGCGAGCCAAAAGGAAAAAGCCGAGATCAGCGCAAGCATTACGGACACAGTAATCAAGGCGCTTGATTCTGGCATCATTACCCAAGACGTAGCCATGCAAGAGCTGCGAGCATCAGCCGAGCACACAGGAATATTCACAAACATCACTGAGCAGGCGATAGCAGAAGCACAGGCAGCACCACCACTACCGAGCATTGAGAATGTCCAAGTTTGAGAGCCCGAGGGGTATAGAACGCAGGTTTGCCACATCGCTGCGGCAGATCGCGCGGGCGGTCGGCATGCTCATCAAGGTGAGCACAGACGGGGCGACTATCCGCAACCCAGCGCAAATGATGGAGCAGCTAACCAAGTACTCTGAGAGCCTCACACCGTGGGCGGAGCGCATCGTTAACGAGATGATCGAATCCGTGAGCCGCAGGAACAAGCGGGCATTTATGGGCGAATCAAAGGAACTAGCCCAAGCGCTTAGAGACGAGTTCAGATTGTCGGGGCTGGGACTAGTGGCGAAACAGTTGCAAACCGAGCAGGTTAACCTGATCAAGTCACTACCGATTGAAGCAGGCTTGAGAGCGCAAAAGCTATCCCAAGAAGCGGCTATGAACGGAGCCAGAGCGCCTGAGATCGCCAAGCAGATCGCAGAAACCGAAGGCATCACGCTGAGGCGGGCGACACTCATCGCACGAACCGAGACGGCCAAGGCCAACGCAGCATTTACCCAAGCCCGAGCGCAGTACGTGGGCGCTACTCATTACATCTGGCGCACAGCTGGAGACGGAGACGTGCGAGAGCAGCACGCAGAGCTAGACGGCGAGGTGTTCAGATTTGACCAACCGCCATACATTGAGGGCGAGGGCAATCACAACCCGGGCGAGATTTGGAACTGTCGATGTTTTGCTGAAGTCATACTACCAGGCAGAGAGGATTAAACATGCAAGCAACAACCCCACTTATTAACAACCTGACCCCAACGACTGGGCGCATGGTGAACGAGGAGAACGAGATTCATAACGTGGTGGATCCGTTCGGTTCGCTGAAGATCGTAGGCATCGAGCACAGTTCAGTGCACGCCGGAACTTCATTCGCTTACACCACCACCGCAACCATACCGGCAGGGCAGAGCGGTTATTTTCTCGGGCGCACAGGTACAACCACAGCGCACATGAATGATTTTTTTATCCATTCAGACCAAGCGCCAATGACCATTCAATTCTTTGAATCGCCCACCGTGACCAGCACAGGGGCAGCGCAAACCACTGTTAATCGTAATCGGCAGGCGGTAAATGTGGCGACGCTTACGGTGTACGCAAACCCAACAATTTCAGCCGATGGGACAAGATTATTTATTGATCAATTGTTGGGCACGCAGAAGGATGTGAGCGGCGAGAATTTAGCGGGCGAATGGATGCTTAAAAAGTCAACCGATTACATATTTAAGATCACCAATTCATCAAGCCAATCAGCGCAAATTGTGGCGGGATTCAACTGGATTGAACAGGATTGACTACATGCTCAAGATTTACGGAATCGAGATCGACAACAAGCCGAGCGAGGCAATGGCAGCCGAGGCGGTACGTGGTTTGGCTTGGCGTGATGAATTCAACCGAGGCGGCACTGAGGTGGGCGTTGCACGTGCGCGAGACATAAAGAACAGGGTGAATTTGAGCCTAGACACGATCAATCGCATGCACTCATTCTTCAGCCGTCACGAGGTCGACAAGCAGGGGCAGGGGTTCAACCGTGGGGAAGAAGGATACCCGAGCGCGGGCCGTATCGCGTGGGCGTTGTGGGGCGGAGATTCGGGGCAGTCATGGGCACGGGCGATAATTGAACGCATCGAGGTGGCCAAGAGAAAAACAGGTGATTCAGTGAGCCCTAAACGGTTCTATTCAACAGCGAAATTAAGTGAGCGCATCAGCGAGACCCCTGAAGGTTTCCTGATTTGCGAGGGCGTGCCTATTACTCGCACCGGTGATTTACTTTACAACCCAAGCGAGACACCCATCACGGCAGGCAAAGGTGCAACGGTCGTGAGCCGCACGATCGAGGACATCACAGACCCCGAGACAATAGCGAGCTTTGAGGGCAAGCCGGTAACCATCAATCACCCTGACGACTTTGTAACCCCTGAAAATTGGCGAGAACTGGCGGTGGGTACGGTGCAGAACGTTCGCCCAGGCGAAGGCGATGACGCCGACAAACTACTAGCAGACCTACTCATCACCGACGCTGAGGCGATCAGCGCAGTGAAATCAAAACGACTGCGTGAGGTTAGTTGTGGTTATGAAGCCGAGTACATCGAGGAGGCCCCCGGGAGGGGTCGCCAAGAGGGAATCATTGGAAATCACGTAGCATTAGTGGCGGCGGGGCGGTGCGGTTCTGAGTGCGCCATCTTTGACCACGCACCAAAAAAAGAGGAAAGCAAAATGACGCTAAAAGACAAGATCATGGGCATGCTTAATAAAGCATTCGACGAGGACATGAAGGAAGAAGAGCCAGAGATGGACGCTTCGCAGATGCTTGACGCTTTGGTAAAGCGAGTTGAGGCGTTGGAGAAATCAAAACAAGAGAACGCGCCGGCCGAGGTTAAACCGGAGGAAGGCAAGCCCGAGGATTCAGCCGAGCAAGATCACACGCCCGAGGAAATGGCAACGCTAGAGAGCCGTTTGGCACGCTTGGAAGAGCTTGTAACCAAACTCGCAGGGGCTGAAGTATCTGAGGAAGGCGAGGAAGGCGAAGGCATGGACATGTGCAAAGACGCAGACACCATCGCACGCGCTGAAATACTTGCGCCAGGCATCGTTAAGACTGCGGACGTTAAAGACAAGGCGCTCAAAGCGGCCTACGCCACAGCAGACGGCAAAGCGGTGATTGATGTTTTGCTAGGGGGCAAGGCATTTGACAGCGCAGACAAAGATTTGTTGTTTATCGGAGCAAGCGAGATGGTTAAAGCTAATCGTCGCTCAACGCTTGCGCCGGTGGTGACAAATGACCAGAAGAGCACAGGCCCGATGACGGCCGAGCGCATTAATGAAATCAACGCGGCACGTTTTGGCCGTCAGTCATAACAAAGGGAGAACCAAAAATGACTAGCTTTTTATATAGGGCAGGCGCAGGCGTAGCCGGTGACATTACTCGCCCAGATGATACCGTTGTCGAAAGCGGTATTTTAGACAGCACCGCAGTGCCCACCGCATTTGGCGCACCCGTCAAAATCGTATCTGGCAAGTTTCAGAAGATCGCAGCCAGCGACGCCGCAACCGTGTTTTACGGAGTGTTGTCACGCATTGCCCCCAGCATCGCAGGCGACACAGCCCAGACGTTTGCAAGCGGCACGCCCAACGCTTCAGCGGTGGCTGGAATTATTCGCCGTGGCTACTGTAACGTAGTTTGCACGATTGGCACACCCGCACGAAATGGCACTGTTTACATGCGCGTGGTAGCCGCAACCGGTAAAGCCGTGGGTGACTTTGAAGCAACCGCCGACGGCGTGAACAACGTAGCATTGACCGGCGTTACGTGGGCAATCGATGGCAAGGACGCCAGCAACGTTGCAGAAATTCGCATTGCCTAAGGAGCAGCACAAATGAAAACTTTTGATTCAACTCTAGCTTATTACATCAACCAACTGGACAACATGGACAAAAGGCTTTATGAGCCTTTATTCAACACCACTTGGGGCCGTGACATTAACCTGAGAACAGGCATCACAATGAGCAACGAAAGCACGTCTTTCATCCGCTCAACGTTCGGCGGCGTGGGCACTCAGTCCGCAACCGGCAAGCCATTCATCAGCCCCAACACCACCACACTACCAGGCATCAGCATCAATGGCGAGCGTGTAGTGTTGCCCTTGCGCTTACTCGGCCAAGAGGTTAGCTACACCAGCGTTGAGTTAGAGCGCAGCCAATTGATCGGCCAGCCCATTGACGCACAGAAGTTCAATGCTTTGAACTCGATGTATCAAATGGCAACCGATGAAATGGTTTACATAGGCGACAGCAGCGTCGGTGCTACTGGTTTGGTGAATAGTTCAGCCGTAGCGGTTGGCAACGTGGCAAACGGCGCAGCCGGCACACCCGCTTGGACAACCAAGACACCTGACGAAATCCTGAAGGATGTTAACGACATGATCGGCGCCGCTTGGTTGGCTAGCGGTTATGCAGTTTGCCCCGATAAGGTACTGTTACCGCCTACCCAATTCGCTTACATTGCAAGCCAGAAAGTAAGCACCGCAGGCAATGTGTCAATTCTTCAATTCTTGGAAGATAACAGCCTGAGTTTGCGTGTGAACGGTCGCAAGCTGGAAATCCAGCCCGCCAAATACTTGAGCGGTCGTGGCGTTGGCGCTACTGATCGTATGGTGGCCTACACCAACCAAGAAGACAAAGTGCGTTTCCCAATGGTTCCTATCCGTCGCGAAACCCCTTACTACTTGGGCATCAAGTTCAACGCGCCTTACATTTGGGCTTTCGGTGAAGTTGAGTTTGTATACCCCGAAACCGTCATTTACCGCGACGGCATCTAAACCAAAGGGGGGAGCATTCCCCCCGAGGGAAAGACTATGCAAGCACAAGTTAACAGACCTATCACGCTAAACGGAATCACCTACGGGCGTGGCCAACACGCTATTCCAGCCGATGACGCGCAGGGGTGGTTTTTTGAGGCGCTGGTTCAATCCGGTGATGTGATTGTGTTGCGAGCCGACGAGCCAGCAGCGCAAGAGCAGGAAGCCGAAAAACCGGCACGCAAGAGCAAGAAGG